CCCCCTGGCGCATACTCACGGCTTCATTCCTGGCGATATTCACTATATCGTTAAATTCCTTGACATTCTTGGCATCAATGGTGATCTGCCCGATGCTGATGCTGTCTCCGCCCAGCAGGCTGCGTGTCTGACCGTTTGTGTAGATGCGTTCTCCGCCGCGCAGGTTCACAAGCTCCGGGCCGTTTTCGCCCACCAGTGCCATACCGCCGCGCGCGTTGCGTGTACCGGTGGCATACTGCGGCACCTTGCTGTTGGCTGCGCGCATTGTCCCCGTTGTAGCCGAGGATATGCCGCTCATGGCACTGTTGATTTCGTTTCCTTTGCCGATCAGGACAGCGATCACAGCCACCAGCGCAGTAATGCCGGCAACGATCAGCATGATTTTTATATACAGCGGATCCATATAGCTCATAACGCTGCCGATCATGCTTTTCACGGTTCCTGCCGGCCCCTGCAATTCTTTAATGGCCTTCACCACAAGCAGCACTACTGTGGCGATGCTGGTAATAGAGATAACTGCCGTCAGCACCGGCGTTGGGATAGCGTTCATGGCCTCGGCAAACGCAGTAATGATAGGGAGAAGCGCCTCTGCGAAGCTGCGTTTTACAGCATCTCCTTGCTTGTCCAGCTTCTGCATCGCATCATCCAGCTCACCAAAGCTCTGCAGCGTTTCATTATCGACAACGTAGCCAACCTCGTGCGCCTGCCCCGCAAGCTCTTTCAGTCTGCCGCTGCCGGCCTCGATCAGCGGGTTCAGGTCCGTTGCCGACCTGCCAAAGATGTCCATCGCCAGCGCATCGCGCTCGGTCTCGTTTTTCACCTTGCCCAAGGCGTCAATGGTTTTCAAAAACACCTCATAGTTATCCTTGAGCTTCCCGCTGCTGTCCGACACTTTTACATGCAGTTTTTTAAATGCCTCGGCTGCAGAGCCTGTCCCAGTAGCCGCCGTCTGCATATTGTTGGTCAGCTTCACCAGACTGCCACGCAGCGTGTCCGTGCTGACATCCACAAGCTCACTGGCGTACTCAAACTCCTGCAGCTGGTCTGTGGTCAGGCTCGTCTGCGTAGACAGCGTCAGCAGATCATCTGCTGTCTTGCTCATGTCCATCGTGGAGCTTGCCAGCGCTCCCGCCAGGCCGCCGACCACGGTCACCGCAGCTGCACCGCTGGCCGAGAAGCCGTCCAGCTTGTCAACCGCAGTCTGCAAGCCGGGCGGCAGACTGATTCCCAGCGCATTGGCTAGGCCGTTGACCACATCCGCCAGACTGGCGGTGGTCTTGTTGGTTCGCTCTTGCTGGTCGCTCAGTTCCTTCAGGAGGTTTTCCTGCTTGGCAACCTCTGTCTGGGCGCTGATCAGGCTTGCCCGCCACTGCATGGTCGTTTTACTGGACTCACCCTCACGCCGAGCGCTGTTTTCGTAGGCCTGCTGCAGCACCTGCACTTTATCCCGGTAGCTCTGCAGCGTCTGCTGCACGGATTCGTACCGCTGCTTTAAGGCGGCCTGCCGGTCGTCCATTTCGCGGGTCTGTTCGGTCACAAGCTGCATCTGCTGCTTATTCACCTTCAAGCCCGCGTTTACTTCGCTCAGTGCCGCCTTGAATTGCTGGTCATTTTCCACGACCAAGCTGACACCTGCTTTAGGCATCGACATCTGCAAGCCCCCTTTCCTGTGGCAGTTCAATACCATTCATAGCGCAGTATTCTGTAAACTGTGCAAGCAGTTCATCCAGGCTCAAAAACCGCGTTTCCCGCCGGGTATAGCCCAGCAGCCCCACCGCGATGTATTGCAGCCTGGGGAAATTTATGATTCGGTCGCCGTCAAAGTGCCGCTCGGGGGCATCGTCAACCCAGATTCGCTCAGCATCGTCTTCATCGCCTGCAGCGCCTGACGGCCTGACCCGTTTTTTCCGTAGAACTCCATAAAGGCCTCTTCCACGCTGGCAACCAGACCGCCCTGCAAATCAGCAAAGGAAATCAGCTTTTTGACCACGGCCAGACTGGGCGCTTCATTATCCCGGTGGTGTTCCTCGTTATCCAGCTCCACGCCCTCGCGCACCAGCAGCCAGATGATGTAGGCGGCTTCCTCGGGGTCGTTCAGCTTCTCGGCTACGACCTTCAGGTCACCAAAGTGCTCCTGAAGTTCCTTCACGTTCTGCAAATCGAACAGGGCAGGGTATCTGCGCCCGCGCAATACAATTTCTGCCATGGTATCACTCCTTGATGTTCAGGAAGGCTTTCAGCCCGGCCAGCGCCTTGGCGTAGTCATCAAATTCCTGCTTTTTCTCAAAGTCGCCATCGCAGTTGCACTCGGCAGCGCCGTTGAGTTTTGTGGTACCGTAGGACACACTCTTGGTGGCCGTGTTCAGGGTATCGCTCACCGGGTCAAAGCTGGCGCGGTAATACCCGATCAGGCGGTAGACCTGCTTTCGTTCCGGGGTTTTCAGCTTGCCAAGCGCGGCAACGCGCACAATGGCGGGCGTGTCGGTCTCCTTGCGTTCCAGGGTCTTGGTGCTGGCGTCGTAGTGGTGGCCGCCAAGCTCGGCCTCATCTTCCAGACTCAGGAAGCTGCGGTCAATGGTCAGCTTGGCCGACGGCGAGCCGCTGTCACGCTGCTCACGGCGGTCACCGGCCCACAGCTCGCTGCTTTCGCTGTCGTTCTCGCCCGCATAGCTGATAACTGCGCGGGTGATTTTGCCTGCGCCCAGGCTTTCCGTCTCGGTGCCGTCATCGTTGGTCGTTACCGTGATAGGGCAGTAGCCGTAGTAAGGCAGTCCGATATATGCCATAATTTATTCCTCGCTTTCGTTCCAATCGCAGCCGTCGTCGGTCTCCGCCTCAACGTATGCAATATGATGTTTTGTCTCGTTATCATAGCCGTACTCAGTAGAGCCAATGATAAAACCGGCTTTTCTCAAGGCGTTGCGCATACACCGCGCACGCACCTGGGGCAGTTCCCTGGCATACCAGGCAGCACGCAGCTTTAGATGCTGCTGCTCGTCCCGGTCACCGGCGTAGATTTCCGGCGTATCATCCAGCACACTCAGCACCACATAGCTGTCCGGCAGTGGGTCGTCCTCGTTTTTCACAAAGGACACGCTGCTGCACACGGTCTCCAATGCGGCCAGGGCCGCGTCGATTCCGGTCATAGTTTTCCCTTTCTGCGCAGCACATCCTGCATGGCCGCACTGACGGCATTTTCACAGCTGCTGGCAGCCTGGTCCAAAAATGGCTGCGCAGCCTGCTTGGCAGAGCCGTATTCCAGTGATACCGCCTTCTGCATCTGGGCGGTTTTGTCCTTATATTTCGGGCTTGAACCGTGGCCTGTATCGTACCCGCTGAAGCTCACCTCCAGGCCGTAGCCGCCCTTCTTGCGCTTTTTTGGTTTGCCAGCACGCACGCTGTCCTCCAGGTGTTTGTCTGCGCGGCTGCTGCGGTGCTGCCGGACACGTTGTTTCAGTGCGTCCGTTGCAATCGGGGCCGCGGCGGTCAGCATTTCCGGAGCAATCGCGTCCAGGTCTGCCATCCTCGCCAGCTGCTCTGTAAGTTCATCACTCCACACCAGATTCATCCTCACGGCGGGTCTCCTTTTGTCTGGGGCAGGTCACTGACGGTCAGCTCGACCGTGCTTCCGGTCTCATAGGCACGCTGCACACTGTACAGGCTGCCCTTCCACAACAGCACGCGCTCTCCGTTGTACTCGTCAGCGTGCAGCACAAAAACGGCGCTCAGTGTGGTGCCTGCCGCTTCTGCCGCAAAAAATTCCCGCCACCCTACAGACTTGCGCTCTCCGTAGACCTTACGCACAGCGGTGTAGGAATGGACCAGCACGCCCTGCTTCTTTTCGGGTTCGTCTTGCATCAGGGTGATTTCTTCTGTCCAGTACATAGTTGCTCCTAACAAAAATGCCGCCGGAGGGCGCAAGGCACTCCGGCGGTGCATCACAGCACAGCGCTCATGCGTCGGGCCAGTCTGTGTAGTTGGTCGTCATTCGCAGCTGCGCCTTCTGCTCATCGTAGGAGGCTTTCAGCTTATCGTAGTCTCCGGTTGGCCAGAAGTTGGCGCGGCAGTAGGTGATGACGGCACGGCGGATCAGCGGGTCCTGCGTGTCCAGGTTGGACACACCGGCCTGTTTCAGGTCAGCCAGGGCCGCATCCACCAGGTCGCTCACTTCCTGCGTCAGCTCCTCCGGCATATCAGACCGGCGCAGCGCTACCGTCACTTTGGACAGCAGGTCGTTGTCAGCCATGGGTCACAGCCTCCTATCAAGCGTTGGCAGCAATCGTCAGCGCAACGAAGCCGCCGGGAACGACCACATCCGCGCCCATCTCCACGTCGCCGCGGATAGTGGACAGCAGCTTGTCAAAAGCGAAGTCATCGGAGACGGCGATCTCGTAGTCACTGAACAGATCCAGCTTGAGGCAGCGCGGCACACCGTAGAACATGGTGGGCTGTGCCTTGGCGGTCTGGGCCGTACCGGCACAGGCGGTCAGGTTCTTGTTGAGGCAGTAGCGCACGCTCAGGCCGCCCTCCTTGATGATGCCGGTGTTGGGGTTGGCAGAATCCGGGGTGATCTCGTAGACAGCCTTTTTCTCGTTGGTGCCGCGCACATCGCCAAAGGCAATCAGGTCCTTCTTGTTCAGGAACAGGACTGCCTCGCCCTCAACGGCCTCATCGCCGCCGTAGTTCAGCGTCAGATTGCGCAGGGTTTTCTCGTTGATGGCGCCTTTCTTAGTGCTGTCCAGCGTGGCGTCGATGGTGTTCACGAGCTTGCTGGCTTTAAGCGCATCGGTCACAATAACGGATGCTTTCTTGCGCAAGCTGAGCAGGGCCTGAGCGCGGCACTTGGCGAAGTAGTTCACGGGGGTCTGCTTCTTGGCCTGCTTGCTGATCTGGCTCAGAACCGCCTCCGACTTGGGCGTGATGTCGATGTAGTCGTAGGTGGCCTCTTTGGTGGTGGCAGCAGCACCCTCGGTCTGATCGGCGGCAGCGTCGGCATCCTGCTTGACGTAGGGGATGCGGTCGGTGGACATACCGGAGCAGTCATCGACCCACACCATATCAATGATGCTGGAGACGCCGACACCAACGCCGTCCTGGATCTCGGTGTTGACCTCGGTGGGGGTTGCCAGCTTACCGCCGCTCACAAGGACGGCGCGGGTCTCCTCCACGCCCAGGACGGCGCGGCGGTTCTCTTTGAACTGCTGGGCGCGGGTCTGGGCATCGGTGTGGGCGGTGGGGTTGTCCTGGGGCGCACCGGCGCCGTCCGCAACCTTGGCAGCAATGCCGAGGCGGCGCTGCTCGGTCTCATACTGCGCGATGCGCTGGCTGATCTCATCGGCCTCGGCCTCCAGGGCGTCCAGGTCGGCACCCTCGGCGTTGACCTCGGTGCGGATTTCGGCAGCGCGGGCGCGCAGCTCCGCAATGGTCATTTCACTGGTTTTCTTTTTCATGGTTCACACTCCCAAAAGTTTCAGTTTGATTTTTGTTGCGGTATCCGCCCTTTGCAGTCTCTCCGCTTTAATTCTCTCGATCTCTCCGTCAAGGAATTTTCGGGCACTGATCGATGTAGCATCGTTGGCCGGTAGGCTCACGGCGCTCACATCGTACAGTTTCTTGATCTTGGTAATCGTGCGGTTCACGGTCACGGTGTTGTTTTCCAAATTGCGGGTGGTCTCACGCTTATCCTCGGCCACGGTAAAGCCAAACGACATCTTATCGGTGTAGCCGCCCTTGATTTCGGCAAACAGCTGCCGCCCGATCTCGGTGCCGCCCAGGTCGGCGGTCACTTTCAGGCCGGTATCATCGGCGGTCAGGGTCAGCGTGCCGTTTTTGGTGCGGGCAAATACGCGGCCCTCATGGTCGTACTGCATAATAACATCGGCCATATCGCAGTCATCAAAGGCGTGCGGGTCGATCTGTTCCATGACGCGGTAAGTGGTACCGCTGTCGCCCATGTACTCATACAGCAGGTAGGGCTGGTTGAACGTGCAGGCGTAGCCCTCCACTTCCTGGCTGACATCAGGCGCGGCGGGGTCGGCGGTTCGGACCTCCAGCCGCATGGCGCGGTATTCCCGGCCGTTGTTCAGCTTTTTCAGAAGTTTGTCATGATTTTCCACTGGTAAGGTCGTCTCCTTTCTTAGTCACGCTGCCGTCGCTGCCCAGCAGGTAATACTCGCCGCGTATCGTGTACGCTTGCCCCTGGCCGTCCGGCAGGGGAGGCAGATTCCAGATTTCGCGTATCTCATCGCGATTCATAATGCCGCGGTCTGCCATCTGGGCCGATACGTTCAGTTTTTCGGTGTTGCTCATGTATTGCAGCCGGTTGGCTGTCGCCATCAGCAGCGTGCCGCCCGCGCGTTCGCGCTCGGTAAACAGCATTTTTGTGGCGACCTCGCTGAACTGGATGGAAAACGGCTCGATTTTGCCCTCATAGAACGCGCTCCAGGCGTCGCCGTAGGCGCGGTTTTGCAGCACGTCCTCGTTGGTGCCGAAGTAGTTGAACACATTGGTGTTGATGCGCTCCATCTCATCGGCGGCCACAACATAGGGCTTGGCCTCCAGCTGCTTGATGTCCGTGTAGGTGTTGGGGAACAGCAGAATGCCGCCGCCCTCGCCTTGCAGGTTTTCCCGGCTGAATCGCTTACGCTCTTTTTTTAAATCCTCATCGCTGGAGAAGTTGTTCATCTTGGCGGCAAAGCGGAAGGTCGCGCCGTTTTTAACGGCCTCGGCAATGCCTTGGTTTTGCAGGTTTACCAGGTCCATCGTGGGCGTCAGCGCGTGGTTGTTCTCGCCGAAAATATCGCTCTTGTACTGGAATTTTGTCATAATGCCGCACCGCGCCATTTCAATGGCGGCGGTCTGGCCGCTGCGGAATGTGTAGCGCAGCCAGGGTGCGGTCCCATACTGCACGATTTCACAGCTGGACGGCAGCACGGGGAACATGCCGACTGTCTCACCAAACTCATTGATGACCGGCACAATAAAGGCGGTGTTCTGCACCTCCAGGATTGTGCAAAGCCTGTACAGGAATTGCCCCCAGGTCTGCCACTCATTCGGCCCCTGCCGGAGCCGGGTTTGCAGTTTCGGGTTTGCGGGTCCCTGCACGGTGACGCTCAGCTTGCTGGCGTGGGTGGCCGTGGCGTGGATCGCGGCGCGCACGATCTCGCTCTCATACAGCTCGCCGCCCCAGGTCAAAAAGCTGGGCGTGTAGCCGTCAAGCGTTGTCCAGAATCCAGACGCGAGGCTCTTGGCGGCTATCTTCCCGAAAATTGATTGAAACAGTCCCATGCTCATCACCCCGCGTTCTTTAACTGGCCGCCGATTTCGGCGCACCATTTCTGCCGCACCGTCATCCCATCCATGAGCGCGGCGCAGCCGTCAATGTGGTCGGCGGCGCTCATCTTCACAAGTTTACATCTGCCGCTGTCGTTTTCGACTTTCAGCGCCGTGTTCAGCAGATGCACTTTTAACAGGTCGTTGTCCCCGATGTTGATAGTTCCGTCTTTCAGCAACCCCTCAACTTCTCGGATCACCGGCGTCAGGTTGAACCCCTGGAATACATCATCCATGTGAAATCCGTATTGCTTCATATCCTGTACAAGATACTGGGCCGTGTATCGGTCATAGCCGACCTGCAAGGGATAGATTTTGTACTGCTCTATCAGTGTCCTGAACCAGTTGTAGCAATCGTGATAGTCCACAAAATTGTCACCGCTCAGTGTAAGGATGCCGCGCTGCGCATACGCTGCATAGGGCAGACCGTCCCGCTCGGTAGCCTCTTGCAGCTTCTCGGCGGGGAGGAAGAAATGCGCCAGCACGTTCAGCCGGGCGTCTTTCTCAATGATCGCCACGCAGGCGGTCAGGTCGGTGGTGCGGCTCAAGTCAATACCGCCCACGCAATAGCAGTTTTTGAAGTTGGCCGGGTCAATGTGCGCCCCACAGGCCCGCTCTACAACATCGGCGGACAACCAGGCAAGGCTAGAGTTTTGCTTGATGTTGCAGTATTTTGTTAAAAACTCGGCCCGCTTGGACAAACTGCCCTCAGCAATGGCGATCTCCTCCAGCAGGTAGCTGACGCTGATACTCACGCCCAGATTGGGGTTGGCTTTAGCCAATTCGTTAATATCGCTCCACTTGGCAGGATCGTCGATCATGTAAAGAAACGGTGCAAGGCGCATCTCTTTGGAATCACCCAGCAAAAAGCGGGTGGCACGCTTTATCAGTTCATCATAAATGCCCTCATTCACATAGCCTGCCGTGCTGATTGCCAGCAGCATGGGTTGTGTGCGCGCGCCAAAACTCGATTTGATGACCTCGTAAAATTTCAGCCCAGCATCACCGGGCCAGCTGGCGACCTCATCGGCCACGCACAGGCTGACGTTGAGGCCGTCCGACTTTTTGGCGGAAAACGCCAGCGGCTTGGCGCTCGTGTTGCTGTTCGCAATGTAGATGTCTGTGCGCCGTTTCTTGCTCAGCTGGCTCAGCTCTGGGTCCTTGCTGAGCATCTGATAATAGGCATCGTAGCACAGCCCCGCTTGCTCCAGCTTAGGCGCAGCAAAGTAGATGCGCCCACCATACTCGCCGTCCAAAAAACTGCAATAGGCAGCAATGGCGGCGGCCAGCAGCGTCTTGCCGTTTTTCCGGGCGATAATAACGACGACCTCACGGAATTGGCGGTGATCTGTGTCATCCACCACGCCGAACAGCACCGACAAAAGCGCCTTTTGCCATAGCTCCAGCACAATCAGCTGGGGAGCCAGCGCACCCTCATGGTGTCGGCAGAAATTCTCCACAAAACGGATTGCTTTCTGCGCTTTTTTGGGGTCAAAGTGAAACAGCCCTTTTTCCAGACCGTCCACAACATACTTGTACCAGACCTTGATCCAGCGGCCCACGATGATGGTGCCGTCCGTGATTTTCTGGTAATACTCGTAGATGTAATTATTCACGGGCCAGCTGCTCCAGTCTGCTCTCACGCTTTTCCGGGGGCAGCAGCTTGCCCAGGCGCTCGGTCACGGTGTTGTAGTTCTTGATGAGGCTGTTGTAGGCTTGCAGATCGGCGCTGGCTTTTTTGCCGTACTGGTTCGCGCCGTTCATGTACTCCTCGCTGCATCCGTCCGCATTGATGGATTTTTGCAGATCGTCGAGTGTGATTTTCATAAATGCCGCGTTCTGGATCAGCGGCTCCACAATCGCCATCTGATTTTTAGGCAGGTCGGCGTAGTGCGCCATGATCCTGTTGTACTCCTCTTGAATCAGAGTAGTTTTTGCTTTTCTCCCCACAACAACACCCCCTTTACACTCTTTTCAGTGCTTTTCCGAACTTTGGGGCCCGGTCTACCACACCCCCGCTCGTTTTTTCGACCGGGGGGAGGTCACCACCTCGACGTCACTCGCCCCGCCGGGTCCACACGGTATCTACGCCGCGCGCCGTGGCGCTTTGCGTGACAGTCACGGCACAGCAGTCTCAGGTTGGACCATGACAGCGAGACCGCCGGATCGTTAATGTTGTCCGGCGTCAACTCTGTCATGTGGTGGACTATCTCGCCGGGGCGATACAGCCCCTTAGCCAGACAATCCTCACACAATCCGCCCACGCTGGCGGCGTACCCATCGCGGCAGCGCTGCCACGCTTTGCTCTTGTAAAACGCTTTGGCAAACTCCCGCATACTGTTTGCGTGTCCACACTGGACACGCGCTGCACCTCCACCCGCCGGGGCGTAAAATTATCATAGATGCCCAGCGGCGCGAGACGGAGTTTCTTTTGTCTCGGTGTAGGTGAGGCTCTCCCGCCCGCCGGGCATGACGGTCTATTGCCGTCCGTCATCCGCTGAGTTTAACCACATCAACGGCACTGCGTACCCGCACACAGGTCTTGCACCTGTCAAGGTTCATCCCGCCGGGGAACTGGGCGGGCGGCTGTGCGGTATGTCGCCGGTCTTTCCCGGCTGTCAGCTATTTCAAGGAGATTAACTATGGCCAGGCTGGCGGAATCGAACCGCCGGGCGTACCCGTAACCCTGCAACCTTGCAACACAGTTATAAAAAAAATAGCCGCCCCGATGTGGGGCGACTATCCGCTTAGGAGGATTATGCAAACGAGCAAACCGTCGAGCATCAAGCCCCTACCTGCCCGACACCCTCAGCTTAGCACACTGGGGCGGAACTGGGCGGAACTAATTTTATAATTTTGAAAATTGCCCGCCGGTGGAGCTTGCGCACATAGCGCTCAGTGATCCTCATGCGCGCCGCGATCTGGCGGTTGGTGCGCCCGTCGATGTAGCGCATCTGTAAGACCTCACGCTCCAGGGCATCCTCCAGCTGAGCAATGGCGCTCTCAATCTCCATCCTGGCGGCCTCGCCGTCCGTCAGCTGGGCGGCCAGCTTCTCGCGCCGGGTGTTGATGCTCAGCAGCGCACTGTCAATCTCACCGGCCCCGCCGGGTGGGCACAGGGCGCGGGCGTAGTCGGCGCGGCGGCTTTCTTCCCGGAGCCGTTCCCTCAATCGCGGCTCCACCCGCCGGGCATCGCGGTAGCGATTCAGCCACACGATGCACTCATCATAGGTCATTGGGCATCACCTCCCAGAGATGGTTCAAAATCCTCACATTTCAGTACCATACCCGCGCCGTCCGTCTTTTCGACGCCGTAGCAGTATAGCTCACAGTCCAGGTTAAACAACCCCTTATTGTGGGCGCACCCCTCGCACCTGTCAAGGCGCGGCTGGCTCATGCCGGGAATCCCGCAAAATCCGCTGTTCATTTCTTTTTCGCCTCCCGCGCGGCCCGCTGGATGTCGTCGGCAATGTAGCTCTCAATGCCCGCGCCGGTGCTGTACCAGCGCTTGTACCATTCCAGCGCATTGATGTCTCCGTCCCGGCCTGCGCGCTCGCCGTTCGGCCCGAGGCGCACCGCGAAGCACTCGCGGTATTGGAAGCCGTCCTCATGGCCGGAAAAGCGCGCCAGATCATCCACGGCAATGATAAGCCGCCCGCCGTCTGCCATCTTCCGCTCACGGATCGTCAGGCCCAGGTCCTTCAGCCGCGTCACAAGCGGCCAGCTGTCGAACGCCTCCAGCTCCTGCCGGGCCAGCGCCTGCCACTTTCCGGCCTCCTCCTGCCGGGCACGCTCCTGATCGCGCCTGCCCTTCACCTCGGCCTTGTACGCCGCCAGATCGTCCCTGTTGATGTACAGACGTTTAGCGGCATCGAACAACTCTCGTGTAGAGAGTGAGCTTTCGGCAATAACCTCGTTTGTATCCGCCGGGTCCAGCATCCTCACGAGAAAGCTGTAATAACCAGCAGACTCAATGCGCAGCAGCGCATCCGTCTCACTCTCGGTCAGATCCAGCGTTACCGGCTCCAGCTTGCCGATGTCCAGTCCGCAGTCAGCGTAGTTCCATTCGCTCTTGCGAACATAGTCGAGCTTCTTAAACTGGTCGGCCAGACCGCACTCGACCAGATACTTGATGGCCGCCCGCCGGGCCATATCGGTGATGGGCGGCATACTGGTGTACTTGTTTTTGGCGTATTCGACCTGCTGCACCTTGTACAGCTTGCTGCACTCGTAGGCCCGCGTCATGGTGATCTCGCCGCGCTCCACCATCGCCAGAACCTCCGGCACGCAGTTGTTGGCGATGGCATTCAGCCGCCCCAGCGTGCCGGTGCCGTCACCGGTGATGCGGCTCATCTCATCACGGATGCGGCCATCGAGCGCGCCCGCCGCCTTTTTGCGTTCGAGCGCCTGCTTGAGCGCCCGGTACTGGCGCAGCCGCTCACCGTCCGTCAGCTCGCGCGCCGTGGCGTTGGAGGTTATCAGCGCGATCAAGTCGTCATCCTCGCCCTGACTCTGGCGGATAACGCAGGGCAGGACCTCAAACCCGGCCACGCCCTCGGCAGTCAGGGCCCGGCAAGCTGTCCAGCGCCGGTGGCCGGCCAGCAGCATATACTTCCCGGCCCGGGCGGGCAGAACCTCCAGCGGGCTGCGCAGGCCGCGCTCGGCAATGTCGGCTTTGAGCATCGATACATCTCCGATCTCGTAGATGCTATTTTCCGGGTTCGGCTCGATGTCTGCCGCCGGCAGCATGACGACCTGCATTTTCTGCCCCGCCGGGGCGTTGGCTTTTGTGCTGCCGAGAATGTCGTTGATAGAAAACCCCTTGCTCATCGCTCAGCCCTCCTTGTGCGTGTCCATCTTGGACACGGCCTCATCGACCTCATCTGCCAGGCATCCGTAGTCCAGCGCTGCCGAGCAGTCCGGCTTGTAAACCCGCAGCGGCTCGTGCGCGCTCTTGGCCTCGCTGACCTTGACCGTGTACCGGATAACGGTGTGCAGCATCTCAATGCCCGCCTCGTTGAGCTGGTGAACGACCTCGCCCGCGTACCGTGTGCGGCGGTACTTTGTCATCAGCGCGCCCATCACCTTGAGGTGCGGGTTGTAGTACATCTGCACCTGCTCGATCTGGTCGATGATCTCCAGCATGCCATCGCAAGCCCACTCATCGCAGTCTACCGGGATGATCACCCAGTCCGCAGCCGTCAGCGCGTTGATGCTGCCCATGTCCAGATCCGGCGGGCAGTCCATCAGGCAGTAGTCGTATTTGCCCTCCACCGGCTCCAGACGGTTCCGTAGGTAGAACTGCCGCGGGCCGGTATCCTGAATCATCTCGCGGTTTGCCTTGAGCATTCGCATGTCGCAGGGGAGAAGGGCAACCGCCGGGATCGCCGTCTCCACAATGGCGTCCCTCACCATGGCCATGCCCAGCAGAACAGACGACACGCAGGGCCTGTCGTAGTCGGCCACGCCGAAGAACTTGCTCGTGTTGCCCTGCTTGTCGAGGTCCACCACCAGAACGCTCTTGCTCTTGGCGGCCAGCTCGGCTGCCAGGTTGCAGGCGGTGACGGATTTCCCGACGCCGCCCTTCAAGTTGATAATTGCAATGCTGATCATAGTAATCCTCCTGTCCCGCCGGGGCGGCGGGTGTTATTGCGGCCAGTTCATCTGGTCGATTTCTTCGTATTCCTCTTTCGGGGTAGGCTGCCATTGATGGTATTGGGGCTGCCATCGCATGGACACAACGCCCGTCGGCCCCTCGCGGTTCTTGGCGTACATGACGGCGGTATCCTGATAGGCGTCCTCGCCGCGCAGTTCGGTGCTGTCCTCGGTGCGCCTGTTCTCCACAAAGATCGCGCTGTTGGCGTCCTGCTCAATCGTGCCGGAGCCGCGCAGGTCCTCCAGATTGCAGAAGCGGCCCTCGTTGCCCTTCACGCCGGCGCGGTTGATCTGGCACAGCTCCACAACCACGATGCCCATCTTCATGGCGGCCACCTTCAGCCGCCGGGTGATCTCGCTGACGCGCTGGTACTCGGTCTGGCGCGGGTCGGTAGGACTTAACAGGCCGATGTGGTCGATGAACGCAATGTCCGGCTTGTACTGCATGAGCTTGGCCTCCAACCCATCAATCGTCAGGTTGCTGTCGGCGTCCAGCATCATGTTGTGATGCTGGCGCAGCCGGGCGGCGGCATTGTTGATGATCTCCCGCTCACGCGGGGCCAGGCTCTTGTTGGTGAGTTTGCCGGAGTCGATGCGCGAAACCTTGGACAGGATCCTGTCCATCAGCGCCTCCGCCGTCTCCTCCAGCGTGAGGTAGTAGACCTTGTACCGCTTCGAGAGCCGGGCCGCCAGATTCAGCGAGAAATCCGTCTTGCCGCACCCGGGCCGCCCGGCCACAACGCAGACGCGCTGCCGACCAAAGACGCCGTACCGGTCCAGCTCCGGCCAGCCCAGTTTCAGGCTGTCGTCCGGCTCATCCAGCCGGGCCAGCGCGGAATCCAGCACCGCGTCAAAGTCCCGGGCCGTGCTGTCGGTCTGGGTGCTGCGGATGGCATCCTGCACCGCCAACGTGCGGCGCAGCTGGCGGCAGACGCCGTCGCTGTCCATGGCATCCTTGGCCATGCACTTCATCAGGTCGCCCTGCAAAAGCGAGTAGCGGTAGTCCTCCAGAATCTGCGCCGCATAGCTGCCGACGTTGGAGACGCTGGGGCAGGTCTCGGCCATTGCCACAACGCCGGGCCTGATCTCATCCGCCTGGCGGCCCGCCGATGCCCGGTTGATGACCGTGATGATGTCCACCGGCTCCCCGGCCATGGTGAGCTGCTGCACCGCGCTGAACACCGCGCGGCTCACGCCCTCGTCGAACATCCCGGGCACCAGCTTGATGATGTACTCCCGTGCGCGGGCCGGGTCCATGAGCGCCGCGCCCAGGAATGCCCGCTGCGTCTGCTGCTGCCGGCTTATAGTTGCACGTTCCATTCAAAAGCCTCACAAAAAATCAAGTATGTCGGTGTCCGGCCCGATCTCCCGCGGGCGATCCTCCGTGCTGGCGGGGCGCTGGGTGGGGACGGCATCCACAAAATCGTCCTTCAGGGCGAACAGCCCCTCCCATCCGCGTAGGATGCTCTGCTCGAGCACTGCGGCCATGTAGCCGTAGCGGTCACGCACGCCCGCCTCGTCGGCCAGCTGGTTGAGCTTGTTGCAGGCCAGCGACGCGGCGTTGACGGTCAGCGGATGCTTGCCCGCGGCCCGGGACTCCTCAAATGCGAGCAGGGCCTCCGTCAGCCGTTCATTCCACGGGAAGGATTCCCGGAGAACATCCCGGACGCTCTCTCGCGCGCCCGCACGCGTATTGTTCTCTCTTGTATTGTTATTCTTGTATTGTTCTAGGCGACATTTTTGTCGGGGGGTAGGCGACATTTTTGTCGGGGTGGGTGCGACATTTTTGTCGCCCGCCGACACCGGGTGTCGCTCACCGACATTTTTGTCGGCCTCTGTTTCCGGGGCTTCCTCATGCGCTGCATCTGACAGCGGGGAGATGCGCCGCTGCATTGCGGCACCGTCCCGGACATTGGTCACGGCCACATAGCCCAGCTCCTGCAGGTGCTTCACCCAGCGCTGCACGGTGCGGTCACTCGTGTCGTACAGCTCGCTGAAATAGCCGTTGCCGGCGTAGCAGTACCCGCACTGGTCGGACAGGGCGGTGATCTCTGCAAAGAAAACCTTCTCGGACGCACTGAGCCGCCTGTCGTACCGTACCGGAGAGGGAAGAATAGCGTAAAATCCGGGCTTTTCCATAGCTTGGCCTTTCTAAAAATGGCTGACCTTAATACAGGGGTGCGCCGCGCTCTTTTCGGCGCATCCCTGTAAGGTCATTTTTCAATTTTTCAACGTTTAAAAGGGGAGGTCGCCCTCATCCTCGATCATGGCGAAGTCGTCACCCGGCCCCTGGTTGTAGGCCGGTGCCGAACCGGTGACGCGGGGCTGGCCCGCCGGGGCAGGGGAGCCCTGGGCGGCGTTGTCCGCCTTGCTGCCGCAGAAGTTGATGTTGTTGGCCACAACCTCCAGCACGGTGCGGTTGGTGCCGTCCTTGGCTGTGTAGGTGCGGCTCTGGAGCCGCCCGTCCACCGCTACCATCTGGCCCTTAGTGAGCCATTTATAGGCGAACTCGGCAGCGCGCTCCCATGCAATGACGGGAATCCAGTCCGCCGCGCTCTTGCCGTTTGCGTCCCTGCGCCCGCGGTCCACAGCCAGGGTGAACGTCGCCACTTGCTTACCGGTGGTCGTCTGCCGCAGCTCCGGGTCCCGGGCCAGGCGGCCCTGCAATGCACAGATATTCAGCATCAGATCATCACCACCACACTGCCGCGCTCCACCAGATCGGCCAGCTGCTCGCCCAGATAGGCGGCGATGTTGCGCTTGGCCTCCAGCTTCCACGCCCCACCGTCAGCCTCGTACAGTGCCGGGTGGCCATCTTTGTCGAGGCGCAGCAAGAAGTCGCTGGCGGGCTGCTCGACCTCAAGGAAAGTGCGGTAGGGCTGCAGGTGGACGATGGGCTGCACCGTCTGCTGCTCCTTCAGCACCGCGCCGGTCTTGACGCTGACCTCCTGACTGATCCCGTTGTCCACACTGGACACGCCCTGATTGACGTCAATGCGGCTCAGCAGGGACAGCAAATAGTCACGGTCCTCGGTGATAGCATACAGGCTTTGCAGCTCTACAATGGCCCTCTCCTGACTGATGCTCTCGTTGACGGAAATGCTCGGCACATCGCTCACAGCCTCATACAGCGGCAGGCGGCTGAACTCTGCGTATTCTTTATGCGTGTATGTAGTATCCACCATGACCCGCCGGGCGCTGTCCACACGCACATACAGCAGCGGTGCCTGGGCGACGCCCTCGGTGCGGATCAGCTTGACAAGCGCCTCCAGCGTGTCCACCGAGTACCGTGCCGGGAGTTCAACCTCCGGCTTGACCTCGCGCAGGTAGGTGGAGCAGAACTGATGCCCGCTGCGCGTTTCCAGGGTGAAGGGGGTCGCCAGCTCCACAATGCGGTCAATAGCGTCTTTCAAAAAGCTGTTTTCCATTGTCTTGTCCTTTCTGTCTGTTAATACCCGGCACGGCCTACGCGGGCCATAGCCGGTACGGGGGCTTCATCGCCGTCCATGTCCACCTGTCCGGGGACCTGCGGCGTCATCTCGGCCAGCAGCAGGGAGCCGTCCCGCGCCTTGGTAATGCACAGGGACGTGCGCACCGGCTGGATCGGCGCGAGGGTGGTCTTTGCCTGCGCATCCATGCCGATCTGCTGGCGGTAGTCATCCGGTGCAAAGGTCAGCGTGATGGTGATTTTGCGCTTGGCGGTTGCCGCAGTGTTGGGGTCCATGATGTTCGCCACGACCCGCTCAACCTCGTAGTCGGTGATCTCGGCAATGGCGCCCATCGCCATCTCCAGCACGCTCTTTTTGTTTACGATCTGGGACATTACTCATCACCTCCAACTTTTTTGGCCTCGCCCTTATAATGCCGCTTCATCATGATATAAGCGGCCTTCTCGGCCTCAAGGTCGCCAGGGTGTTCTCTGCGCATCCTCTCGATCAGTTCATCGCGCCAGAAATGCAGAGCCGCGCACAAAAAAGGGATATCCGGGCCAGACATTCCCGCCTCGCCGTTCAGCGCCGTGAGGATGACCTCCAGCGCCTCATCATGGACGGCATCAATCTGTTTGGGGCTTACTTCTCCGCCCAGAACTTGCGTCTTAATAATGTTATCAACGCTTTGCAGCCTGGGCTTATACCATACATTCATTGTTTGCATCCTCCTAAAAACTAAATTTCTTCCCCAAACACCTCGGCAAAGCTGCCGGGGCCGTGGAGCTCATCAAAAGCAAATTGTGCCGCCTGTTCCAACTCCCGCCGGGCGGCGGGGTCAAAATGGACGCCCAGGTGCGGCTCATTGTGATGGTTGTGGCACAGCCAGACCTTGAGGCCGTACTGTTCGGACAGTTCGCGCCGCCCGCGTCCAAACAGGATGTGATGCTCCTCCAGGCCGCGCGTGGTGCGCAGATTGTAGCGTTTGCGGCACAGGTAGCACTCTTTATCGCTTTGCAGTATGCTTTTTGCCACGGCGCTCCTCCAGTCCGTTGACGGCGTCCACCGCCTGGCGCACATCACCAACAGGCAGCTCCACCGTCGTCCAGCGGCAGCCGCACATCATGCAGACGCGGCGGCGGTATATCCGCCGGGTCCCCTTGGCGCGGGTGTCGATGACGCGCACCTGGCTGCTGTTGCACTTAATGCAATCCATCAGCACGCCTCCAGTCTCGGTATTTCTCGGTGGTTTCGGCATCGTCCACGCCGGCCTCGCTCAGCCGGTCAAAGATTCGTTCGATGAAGTCGTGCATCTGCTGCCGGTCAAAGCTGCTGCTGCCCAGGCCGAGCCGGGCCATACAATAGCCATCCTCCAGCAGCTCCACCTTCTGCACAACGCGGTATGTGTTGCGCAGGGCGGGCAGGGACTTGACCGGCACGCGCCAGGTCTCGACCTCTGCGCCGAACTCGGCCAGCAGGTCAAGATAACACTGTTCGGCAGTCACCCCGCCGGGCGTGTCGCCGCTCAACGCCAGCGCCAGCCTGTTCAGCAGCGCCCACATGAGGCGGTTCTGATCCAGTGTGCGCTTATTCCGCACGGGGCGGATGTCGATCTCCACGCATAGGGGCTGCCCCCGCGCGCGGCGCTCCAGTTCGGCGTGCATCCGCTGGGCCTCCAGGCGATACGCACCGTCAATCGTCAGCCCGTCCATGTCGTTGACTAAGGGCTGGCCCGTTGGGATGTACCAGGCGGCCACATGGGCGATCAGCTGGCTTGCCATGTAATCACGCTCCCGTCACGCTTGCGTACCCTCAGCGACGCCACGCTGCCGTCACCGTTGTAGGTGATGTCGTCCAGAGTGAGGGCATCGTCCAGAACGTAGCGCTCAATGATGTTGGTGCCGGGCTTGCCCTGGGGGACGATGTGGACCTTGCTGGCCGGGATGCGCAGCGGCGGCAGGTTCAGCACGCCCGCGCCGATGCTCCAGGCGGCAGCAGCGGCCAAAAAGCTGCCGTCTGCCTCGTTGGTGGGCGCGTCGCTGCTCACGCGGTAGGTGGTGGGGCAGGGGGCGTCCTTTGTGATGTCGGCCAGGGCCACGGCGCAGTACAGATACCGCCCACAAACGTAGTGCCGTACACTGTAGCCAGCCAGCCCGCCGGGCATACGCTCACAGCACTCCTCCAGATGGGCGCGCACGGCGTTGACATCCGGCCACAGCTTGATGCGCACGCCCTCGGCGTCCACCTCCAGAATGCTGAGCGTGACCTCGTCAGCCGTCAGCAGGGCGAGGTTTTTGGGGGTCTCATTCTTCTCCATGTTTATCCTCCATTTCCGGGCCGATGTAGACACCGGCCTCATTGTAGTTGTTGGGGTCGGCCATCGGGCTGTCCCAGCCGCACACGGCCCCGCCGTACATAGCAGCAGCCTGGGCGCGGCTGACGCCCGCAGCCTCGTTCAGTGTGTCCACGGCCTCTTGCTCCACCACACCGAACAGGGCGCGCTCCCCGCGCACGATGCGGACGATGTTGTTAGTGTAGCGGCTGCGGGCGTAGGCGTAGGCGGGCAGCCCCGCCTCATCATAGGTCATTTTCATGGCTTCGGTCTCCTTTTTCGGTTTTGGCCGCTTGTGCGGCATACCGGCGGCAAGCGCCGGGTGTTTCTTTCTCCAGCTGCACACTCTATGTCGGATTGCCTCCGGCGTCACGGTCTGAGTGTAGCCCATCATCCTGCACACGCTGCTGATCGGTGCGCCGCCGTAGTAGTATAGGATGCTCTCCATCATCATCTCCGGCGGCACAGGGTTGCAGATGCGCTCAACAGGCGGGCCGACGGGTTGCTTGTTTTGAGGGTGCGCCGCGCGGAATGTGTCAAGGCTTGTATAGCCCAGGCGCTCCAGCAGCGCGTCCTCGGCCACGCTCAGACACTCGGCGCAGATTCTCAACTGGCGGCAGGCGTTGGTGCAGTTCCTAAGCCTGGATTGCACCCAGGCCAGATCATCCGTTGTCATCAGCAAATTTGCCTCGCCAGCGCGGTGGCCGGGATGCGCTTGTCACGCCCGGCCCCGATCCAACCCTCAAAGTTGCGGCAGACCTTGCGCGCGGCGTAGGGGTCTGTGCCGTAAACGATGTGTGCGGCCTCGGGCACTGTCACCAGCTCGCCCGCTGCCTCATGCCGGATGCGCTCCAGCGCATCCCGGTAGCCTTGCTTTTCGCGTGCCATATTTACCTCCTTGTTGCCTGCATCTGCCCGGCGTGGTACAATCGGGGCAGAGTGTAATTGCCGTCTGGGGCGCTTTTACCGGAACTATCGCGCTATTTTCAAAATAACTGCGATGGTGTTGACAATCGCCGTAACGGTAACTGCGGCCAGCGTCAGGTTGTTTGCCAGTTCAATGCGCTGTTTGCGGTGCTTATTTTCAAGATTGTTCATGGGAGTCACCTCCTGCGTGTGTTCGGGGATGGATATGTCGTTGTGTAATTGGAACTTGAAATTTCTTCAATATAGTGATAAAGTTTTGATGAGGTGTTATTATGCGGCGACGGTACTGGTCTTTTTTCAATCGTGCAAAATACTCAGTCTTTTACTACGAGAGATATCAGGAACATTGCAAATTCATCTTGCGTGCAATTAAAATCGTCTTGGCTTTAGTATCCTGCGGCAGCATAGCTGCATGGGCCATTTGGACGCAGTTCCCAGCTGCGTGGGCCTTCATCCTTGCATGCGCACAGGTAGCTTCCATCCTTCAGACGAATCTGCCTTACTCAAAAGACATCATTTGCTTGGATTTTGCCATTCCGCAAATGAACAAGCTTATGATTGATATTACACATACATGGGATGAAATCGACCAGGGAAAACTTACTGATTCCGATATCTCCGATGCAATCCAAAACTATGAGCATAACATTCAGGACATTGTAAACCAGTATCTTTCCAGCCTTGATATGGCACAAAGTTTTTTGTGTAAAAACAAAGCAACCAAAGACCAAAAAGCATTTTTCGCATTTTACGATAAGGAAACAGAGGAGGTGAACAATGATGCCCAAACCAAATGTACCAGCAGCACCCCCGCCAAGTGATTACAGGAATCACGCCCCGCAGCCTACGTACCGCGCGCCGACTCCACCACCACCGCCACCCAAAAGTTCTGACAAATAACCGCATGAGGAAGCCGATTGCTTCCTCATCTTTTGTTATTGCGCCAAAATACCGCCTGCACCAGACTTAATATTTGTGCACCAAACGCGGCACCCATAAAAAAGCTGAACCAGTCCAATGCACCACCCCCTTTATGTGTCCATGGTGGACACGTAGCTGTCACTTATCGTGACATTTTTAGGCGTAAAAAATCTCCTCCACGGTTTTCTCGTAATACTGCGCGATTTTACGCTTTGTTTCATCGCGGGGGATCCTAGCGCCAGTCTCGTACATTGCCAGTGCAGAAACGCTTACACCCAGCGCTGTTGCAACCTCGGCGCGCGGTCGAGCGCCCCGCAGTTCAACCAATGTTTGCGCAATCTTCTCCGAATCCATCAGAATCACCTCGCTTTCATTTGTCACGAACCGTGACTATATATACAGTATATCACGCTCTAGGTATTTGTCAACACATTTCGTGACATTTTGCGGTTGACTTTCTCACGATTCGTGATATTATAAGATTAGTACACAGAGAGGATTGACTTCGCATGGCTAAATTTTCGGCAATTATAAAATCCCTTCGCATCGAGAGAGGCATAACGCAAGAGCAACTCGCTGCCTTGCTAAAAGTATCCCGCAGTACGATAGGCATGTATGAAACTGGCAGCCGCGAACCAGATTTTGAAACGCTTGAAGCTATCGCAGATATTTTCAATGTCGACATGGATTATCTCATGGGGCGATCAACCGTCGAACGGAAAAATCCTGTTGCCGCTACTCCCATCCCCGCCGGGTTCCAGCCACTGCCGAAGCGGGACCGCATTCCGCGTGTGGGGCAAATCGCCTGCGGCACCCCCATCCTCGCGGAGGAGAATGTCGAGGCCTACGATGAAGTCCCCAGCGATTGGCATGCCGACTTTACGCTGCTGTGCCAGGGCGACAGCATGGAGCCAAAAATCAAAGACAGCGATGTCGTAGCCATTCACAGCCAGCCAATGGTCGAGAACGGCGAGGTCGCTGCCGTCCTGATCGATGGCGAGGCCACCCTTAAGCGCGTGTTTCTGTTCGATGACCACATCGAGCTCCGCGCCGAAAACCCCACATTTCCGACTATCCTGCGCATCGGCGAAGATATGAACACCATCACCATCGAAGGCAAGGCCGTTGGCCTATGCCGCAAATTGTAAGGAGGCTCTGTATGATTGTGTTGCATGGGCTACAGCATAAAGCCATAGGCGTGGGTGACGGAGTTGTTGTCATCAAAAGGGAAAAGACCTTATTTGTTGCCGAACGCCGCAAAGTCATCCCTATTTCGCAAATCACGGCTGTCAAAATAAAATCACCCGGCGCAATCACAAACGGCTACATCCAAATACAGCTTGCCGGTCAAATCACAGCCGACGCAAGCAACACTGTCACGGGCGGTACAATGGACGCCGCCAACGATGAAAACGCCGTGATTTTTACTGCTGAGTATCTGCCAAAAGCAGAGCGCGTACAGGCGGAGATCAACCGTCAGTTGGCTGAGCAAAAATAAAAATGCCCGCAGTGTTGGCGCACCGCAGCCAGCCCAAAGTAGAGGACGGTGAGATCGCCGCGGTTCGCATCGGGGAAGAAGCCACCCTCAAGCGCGTGTTTCTGTTCGATGACCACATCGAGCTCCGCGCCGAAAACCCCACAT